ATATTGGTATGAGTCAAGTTATTTTTTACAACTTTCTAAAAGTTTTTGTTTTACTTGTTCAATATTAGTATTTATGTCGGTTTCCCAAAACCTTAACATCTGATATCCATTATCTTTAGCCCATTTATTTTTAAATTTGTCATTTTCTATATTCAAAAATTGAGATTTACAGGTGGGTTTTTTATATTTTGAATTGGGGTTAGAATGCCAAAAATCACCATCTACTTCTATTAAAATATTATATTCAGGGAGATAAAAATCATATATTTTCCCTATATATTTTATATAAAGTGAGTGTTTATACTCTATATTAAAACTATCCAAAATCTCCTCAAATTTGTATTCTAAATTTGATCTTTTAACCTTTCCTTGTTTAATTAAATTATCCACAGCAGATTTACTCATTTTATCCTTAGTAAGATTTGAATGTGATCTCCCTATCCCAAATCCCTTAGGTTTTGGTTTTGGTATTCCTTTTGCTCCTTTTGATATTTTATCCTTTATTTTTTGGGATCTAGGTTTTTTCAAATTTTTCAATTGTTCATTCCACTTACCCGAAGAAAATGCTTTTTTCCTAGCTTTGGATATGGCTTCAATACGTTTTGGAGAATTCATATCCCCAAATATTTCTTCTTGTGTTTTACCTTTTTGTAGAATGTGGAGGTGTTTTTTAATATAGGTAGGAAAATCTGCTAAAGTAGCATTATAAACCATCAAGGTACCACACCCACACTTACATTTAGGATGTTCTCCTTTGTATTTAACTTTAATTAAGTATTCTCCTTTTTTTAATTTGTGAGTAAAAAGAATATGTTTAGCCAATTTCCCTTTACTATCACTCTCAAAATTACATATTTTACATTGTTCCATAATAATTCCCTTTCGTTTATTATAAATATACGAAAGGGAATTTACAGTTCCAACCGATTCTGGTAATCTAAATCAGAAGTTTAAAATGCAATAATCAGGTTGAACAGTCATTGATAATTCTTGTGCACTATTTTCATCACTATAATTAAAATCACCCATATCATAATTTTCTATTTGGGCTCCTTTGAGTATCCATTCTGATACTATGTCTCCATTTGGACCTAATACGTTAAATGTTATGTCTTTTTTATAAAAATCAGCATAACCATCTCTACCTGTTACACTTTCGTGATGTAACCTAACCCATTCCATTATGGATTGAGAACCCTGTGGTGTAATTGGTTGGTACATTGTAAAACTAACACTATTCCATAGAGTTTTACCTTTAACGTATCTTGAAAGGTTAATATGGTCTAATTTAACTTTTCCTACATCAGCGCCTATCCCCCCTATACCTTTGATCATGTATGATGGGAAGCCGTCAATGTAGCATATAAATCTATTCTTTTGTACAGGTTCAAATTGTGTATAAAAAATTTCGTTGGGATCTAATTGCGACATTGTATATGTTTTTTATTATAAATATAAGCATTTTTCGTTTTAAGACAAAAAGAAATACTATATTTCCTCTTCATGAGTATTTTATAGTATTTCCATATTATTTTATTAAGTTTTATTACTCAAAACTAGTACCTGTTGGTTCCAGAGTATAATCTAATATAATAAACTCAGCTGTTCTAGTCGGTTGTAATCTAACTTGACCCACTAATTGATTTCTATCAATTACAGAAGAAGTATTATTAGAATCATCCATAATAACATCAAACGCAAATAAACCTTGTCTTTCTTTTACTGATTGTAAATATGGGTTTACTTGAGCTAAAAAGCTATTTCGGGTTGCTTGTGTGTTTTGATCAAACAATATACCGTTTGCAACTTGCCCAATGAATTGTTTTAATTCAATTAATAATCTTCTAACATTTACTCTGTCAGTAGCAGTAGCTCTTTTTTGTAATGTCTTCTGTCCCATTAAAGCTAAACCAACTCCAGGTAATGTTGATATGGGGTTTATATTACTACTATATAAATTATCTCTAGATGATTTAGGTAATTTTCTCTCTGCCCTTATAGCATTAAGTAAACCTCTTGTAGTACCTGCAGGTGCAAACCAAGGCTCCCCCACTAAATCACTAGCAGTATATAAGGCTAACATCATTGTAGATGAAGTTACTTTTACTATATCCCCAGTATTTGAATCTATAGTAGTTAACCAAGGCCACTGTGTAGTTGTGTAACTAGTATCAAAAGCTCCGGCTTGTTGCTTAACTTCCGTTTCTGTTTTGCCGTATCCCACCATATCAGTGATAAACATACAGTCTCCTCTGAATTGAGCTAAATTTGATAATGAGCTAACTTGGGATGTGTGAAATTCCGAAACCAATCCAGGAGCAACCAAATATCTAAATTGGTAATCATCCCTATTATTTAAAAGTGAAATCATATCATCATAATCTTCAGGGGCAAGACCCTCTGTATTTGAAGAATTTATTTCATGATAAAACCTACTTGTAGAAGTTACGTTATCACCATTCCCATTTTCGAATGTTCCTCCTTCTAATATTGTGGGCATATAACCAGAAAATATTGTTTTTGGAGAACCATCATTGTTTAAGTAATTGGGGGTTTTTAAACCTACACTTTTTACTCTAACGTAATTGGAGGTATTTTCATAATTACCCACTTCTTCAATATATGGTATATCGCTACTTGTTATTAATTGAGATTTCATATCCCCAATTCTTTTCACTATGTAGTCATTAGATAGGGGATCCAAAGATAGACTAGAAAAACTTTCTAGAATTACTTTGTTATTGGGGGTATCATCCCCTCTCCTAATTTGTAAACTAAAGGTACCTGATGATTCATTTACATTTGTAATGTCAAACTTTAAATTGTCTTTGGTTCCTTCTACATTTGAGTTCATTATGGCCCCTTCAGATAATGTTTCTAATACAAATGTATTTACTTCACTACCTACACCATCAATCTCTCCAGATAAAATTTCTTCTGAAGTTGCTGGTGTAAATTCCCCTGGTGTTACTCTAGCGACTAAAACAGAAGTACCCCCACTTTGGAAGAATTGCTGCACCGCTATGGATGTCATGTAGGATTTAGGTGAACCCCCAACCATGACTGCGTTTCCAAATTTATTAACAAATTCTGAATATGATGTTATATAAGTAGGTATCTCTACAGGACCTTTGGCTGTGGGGCCTAATATAGCAGCCCCAAAGCTTATAGGACCTCTTCTTATAAGAGTATTATCATTTTCTCTCTGTACAACTGTTGGAGATAATATAGTTTCACTCATAGTATTTATTTTTTTATTATAAATATAGAGTATTTTTCAAAAAATATACTATTTCCTAAATATATTATTTAGATGGAGTAAATTCACCCGTTTCTAAATTTATATTTCCCTCACCATACTCTTCTTTTATTCTAGTAAACATAACCTCTTGTTCTTCTTCTAATTCCTTTAATTCAGAATAAAATTTAGATACTTGTTCGTCAATCTGATCTTTTGTTGTAACCAATTTACCAATATTATAATATAATTCTTGGTTTCTTTTGTTAATTTCTCTTAAAGATCCTAATTCTCCTTTTTTTAATGTTTTGTTACTCATAATTTTTTTTTTATTTATGTTTTTTATTGGTGCATAATATACATTATATTATTTGATGAACCAATTTATTCTACTGGACATTTTTATGGGGTTTGGATTATACTATAATTTGTTTATATTTTTATGATAATCCCAAATCTCCCCCTAGTTAAGTAAAAGTACCACCACCAAAGCCACCAGACTGTTCTATATTATGTTGTATAGTTATACTACCTGCGGTAAATGTTAATGTAGCATTCCTAGCTCTACTACTCCCATTATTAGATACATTAACATTTACAGTACCATCATTAGAACCATTAACTGGAGTAGGGGTTGCCCAAGATACAGACCCACTCACAGTCCAAGATGTATTTGATGTTACCACAATGTCATAATTTTGTGCTACAGAAGATACTGATTGACTAGTTGGGTCAATTGTTAATGCATCAGCAACAACAGGTTCTATAATACTGTAACTCACTAACTGATTATTATCAATAAGTCTATTTAATGTAACATCTATATAACTTAATACCTGTGATCTATTGAGACACTTGTTCAGATTGGGGTATGATGGTCTAAATGGTTTATAAGAATATCCTTCAAAAGTAACCATATCATCTAAATCTTGAACTGTCACCATGCTATTTGCTATTCTAGCCATTTATTTGTTTTTTATTAGTTCCTTTAATTCATCTATTTGCTGTTGTAAGCTATCTATCTTATTATTTTGCTCTTTATTCTCATTTTCCTGCTCTGCGAGCTTTAAAGATAAGAAACTATTGTAATTAACAGACATCATTTCACCGTCTTTTGGTTTCTTAACAACTTCTGGATTTGTTTTTTCTATTTCTTGAGCTATAGTACCATATACAGTAATCCCTGGTTGGGTTTTTAATTCATAAGAATATACTGATTTTGATATTTTCTTTATATCGGTCTTTAACCTTTTGTCAGAACCGTCAAAATAATTCTTGGCAGTAACGTCTCCTCTGAACTCCCAGTCATTATTAGTAACACTGTTTCTAGCTGTCCATTGGTCATCATTATTCTGCCTTCTCCATAATGTTATATAATCACTACCTGCACCAGTCGTTACAGGGCTACCATTACCATTATATTCTATACCACCACCATAACTATCATCTTGACCTACATATACT